AATGCACTGACGAATGAATTCATCCATGCCGGGTAGTGGGCCTGCAGCTGCGCCGTCACTGTTACCTGTGTACGGCCGTGAGCCAACCACTTTAGGGTTTGCAGGAATAACGGTCATGGTGCTGTAACTGGCTCTGCTGGTTTACGCTTGAGTCCGTTAGCGGCAACAAGACCAGAGAGTGTGCCAGTCATAAACACTGTAAGTGTCGAGAGCAAGTCAATAAATTGTGCGTCATTAGGTGACTGTTCTAAAGGCTGTGAGATGAACAGCAAACCCATAACAAAACCGATCACGGTGACTGCAAATGTGACTGCAATTGTGCAGCCAACAAACACGATCATGCGTGCGTGTAATAGTTCTATTTCTGCTTTTTCCTTAGCCATTTATGGTTGCCTCGCATTGTCTTACGGTTTTGCATTGGTAAATGTTTGTGGGCGCGTTTTGGCGTGTTGTTTCGCACGCGGTCAGGACAAGTGCAAGCATGAGACTAGCCAAGTAGTAGCGCGGCTTCATCTGCTGTAATTTTAAGTTTTGCAAGTACGGCTTGTTTGGCTGTTGCTTTGGCGGTTTCGTAGGATTCTATTGCTGCAACTATTTCTTGTTCCGTTGGTTCTTTGTCGCCGTCTTTCCAACCCATGTTTTCTATCGCAAATTGTTTGTGGGGGTAAATCATGCTGTGCCTATGTCCTCAATAATGAATTGGCAAAAGTCGCTTCCGCTACGAATAATTGTTGAAGTCGCTGCGCCAGTAGTTGCCATAAGTTTGTAGGTTTGTGAGCCTGCTGTTATGCCTGTTAAATAACCGCTGAAACTCAAGTTGGCGTATTCGCCTGCTGCTGCTGACGCATATACGCCACTACCAGTTTGTACGCCTGCATTATTTGTTACACAAAGCAAAGTCCAACTTTCGCTTGTGTTTTTTATGCAAGACGCATTAACGGTAAACTTGTAGGTACGGCCCGCAATAGCGGTAAAAGTCAAAGTCATAGCGGTCACATTTTGTAGCGCACCAGTAGTAATGGTGACATTGCCACCAACGCTTTGTACGGAAGCAACAACACCAAAAGGAAAATTATTACATTCTTGGGCGGTCAGAATCTGACCAGATGTAAAAGTGTCGTTAGTTGTAATTGCCATGTTGTGTCTCCTTAAAAACTTAACAAGTTGTTGTCAAGAGTACCAAAGATGCTGTCGTTGAGTGTGAGATACTGGTTTCCGTCTGTGCTTTCAAACGTGTACGAGATGATGTGGCCGCCCGGTGTGATGTTGTGAGACACACCAGAGACAATGAGTGTTTGGGTTTCGGTGGCTGGTGTGCCTACAACAAAGTTTTTGACAACTGTGCAAATGCTGGTCAGATCGAGTGTTAGCGCAATGTTTTGGTTTGCCTCTGATAACGCCGTAAGTTGGGTTGATAAGCCAGTAAAGCGCAATACAGGGTTTTGGTATTTGCCTAGTAGGTAGTTGCCTAAGCCGGCTACCTCGCTGGTACTGCTGTTAAGCAAATTGGTAAGCGCGTACTGCTGTGCTTGGTAGAGGGCAATACTGGTAGCGCTGCTAGTAGTTTGTACGCCGCCTGCTGGTGATTGGGTAATTATGTAGTTGTAGAGCAGCTCATCGCCGTACTGGTTGACCAGTGTTTGGTATGGCAAACCTGTTCCGTTGGTGTTAAAGGTTGCGCCGGCTACAGGGTTAAGCACGCTTGTTCGGCCTTTAAATGTCAATGTGCCGTTGGCTGACATAAACAAATAGCCTTGCTCGCTTGTATTGACTTGCTGCAGGTAGTTAAGGCAAACGGTGTCCTGATCTATGGCGTATGCGCCCAACGTAGATGACCCTGTATCTATAGATCGAGCGCCCTGATAGTTGATTTCTGTTAAGTCCAATATCGTGTTTATGCGCGCGCCTGTGGTTTGCGATGACGGTGTTACAGCGTTTAAGGATTGGTTTGCTAGCACAGTGAAGTTGTCTGCGCATGACGCGTACATCATGTCTTTGTTGCTGATGTCGTAATCTAAATTCCAGTCTGTAACAAGACCTGTATAGATCGGTATGCCGTTAGCAAGGATTTGCACTGGGCATCGTGGCAAAACAAACGGGTAATACGGGCTGGCTGTGTTGCTTGGATTAAGTATTTCGGTTTGGTTGTTAAACGCAATAGTGGCTGTGCCAGCGTTAAATTGGTCTAGTTGTCGGTTACGGCCACGTGTGATGTTGACTGACTCAACAATGCTGGTTAGGTCAACCATTGTGACACCGCCTAATGTGCCTCGACCAGCGGTATTAAGCACACCGTAGAACGAGTCGTTTAACTGGAACGGTGTACCAAAACCTGTGGTGGATTGGAAACCCACCAGCACTTGCATTACTGGCACGGTCATGCTGATGCAAACACCATGCCACTACGGCGTTGCGCTTTTTGTATTGCTGCAATGATGTCTTGCCCAATTTGATCTGGTGTGCTTACTAAGCCGGCGTTAACGGTGATTGACATACCGCCGCCCATTTGACCCATCTTTGACAATGGGATTACGGCCTCTGGGCCTTTTTCACCAATAATAGCAAGGGTTGCAGAATTCACTATCCCACCTTCAGCCATTTTGGGAACGTTTATTCCGCCGCCTGCGCTTCCTTCACCGCCACCGCCACCAATTCTGCCAATTTTGATTTCTCCAATCAACGCAATGTCAGGCAATAGCGGTAACGCGTTATAGCCCTTAATAATTGCGTTAACGACCTTAATCCAACTGTTTGCCCAAATTTCAAACACGCTAATAATTGCGTTGACTACATTTTTAATGCCTGTTTCAAACCACTCAAATTTTTTGTACGCAATAACCAAACCAGCGACAAGCAAGCCAACACCAATCGCAATAAGGCTAAACGGGTTTAAAGCCATTGCAATGTTGGTGGCCACGATTGCGCCAGCAACTAAACCAATAGCGCCAGCAATAAACAAAAACGCGTCTGGGTTGTCATTTGCCCAATCCGCAAACTTTTGCAAATATGGCAAGACGGCTTCGACTACTGGTAACAACGCTGCACCAATTGACTCTTTAGTTTCGCCAATAGAGTTTTTCATTATTTCCAATTTGCCTGCAGCGGTTTCTGCGTTAGCTGCAACAGAGCCACCAAACGTGTCAGCCATATAACCCATAATTTCGTCAAGGTCTGCGCCGTCATCAACCATCTGTTTAATTTCTGGTGATAAAACTTTAAGTGCTTTAAAGTTGCCGTCATAAGCCTTTGCAAGAGCGTCTGCAACCCCAGCGCTGTCGGTATGGAGACCCACTGAGGTGTCCATAACGATGTTCATAAAATCCATTGCTTTTTCAGTATCTTCGGTTGCAACCGTAAGAGTTTCTAAAGCAATTCTGTAATCAGTGTCAGCAATACCTGACGCTCGACTCATAAACGTAATCTGATCTTCTATTGCTTTCACTTGCAGATCGGTTGCATCAGTCGTGTTTTGGAGAATAGTTTTTAGTTGTGACTGTTCTTTTTGATCATCTATTGCGGCTTTTGTAGCGTCAGTAAGAGCAATTGCAATACCACCAATTGCAGCTGCAGCCGGAATAGCCGCTTTCTTAATGGCAAACTGCGCTTTTTGTCCTACAGTTTCTAAATTTTTAAATTCGCGCAAAGCGCGGTCAATTCCTTTGCCGTCAAATTCTGAAATAATTGGAATAGATAGCATTAAAGTGCCTGCCTAACTACACGGGCTGTGTCCAAAATCATCTTTTCCATTTCCTTTTCGATGCCACGCCTAGCCTTGTAAACAGCAGGCCCAATAAGTCGAGTACGACCAGTGCCCACAAAACCTAACTGATCGCCAAGTTTGTTTGCGTTAGCACGGCCAGCAGTCTCAAAGATTGCTGTTGCTGGGTCTTTTTGCTCAATCAGGATTACGCCTACCGCGTTGCGCCGAGTGTCAATGCGTAGGCGCACACCGCTTTTGGCTTTGGCAACGGTAAACGGGAATACTTGACGGCCTTTGCTAGACCACTTGTATTTCATACCAGACAACGGCAAATCTGTGTACACGTCTTTTGCTGCGTTAATTGCTGGCAATGCAATGTTGTTGGCTTGTGTCCTAAAGTCTTTTTGCAGTTGTGGGTCAATCTTTTTGAGCGCGTTAATAGTGTCTTTCACCCCTACTACTTGGATTGTTGCTGTTGCCGTCATTGTTGCCGCTTTCCCTGCTCGTTAATAACTGTAATCACTGTGAGCAAGTCGCGTGCGCCAAACGCTATTTGTTGTTCAGGCCAGAAACCTGTTGCGGCACAAACTTCGGCTAGTTGCCGTCGATAAGTGCCGCGTCCGTAGGGTTTGGGTTAGTCACATCTGCCTCTGGTAAAACATCCATTTCAGGGTTTTCTTTCAGCCAGTCCATAAAGTCATCAGGCAGTTTTTCGCCTTTGACCTTTAGCAATGTGTACGCCCAAAATGACCAGTCACGAAAGCCAGAGTTTTGTGCGTCTAATGGTTTCTTGTTAAATTTTTCTTCCCATAACGCAATGCTGAACAACGTGGTGTACAGATACTCTGGCTCTGCATTAACGGTACGGGTCAACTTAAGTTTGATGCGCATATTGCCTGCCTTGTGTCGGGCCGTTGCCGGCTGTGATTATTTACGCTGTAGCGACCGAATACACTCCCCCGGTCAGAACTATATCTATGGTATCCAAAGCGCCTAAGGCCGCGTTCACGATTGGTAGCGTTTCGAGGTAACACCCCACTAGTGATGAAATCGGATTGGTGGCACTCGTAGCAGCGCTTGTTGGTTTAATTGTCACTGTTGTAGATGTACCAACAAGTGCAGCCAATGTTGCGTAAGTCTCTGTAGCGGCAAAACTGTTGTACATCGTCAAAGTCAATGTGCTGTTCTCAAGTCCAGCCGTGTAAACGCGTGCGGTTTTGCCAAACGATGTGCTTTCCAAAGCCTCGATCACGCGAGTTAAATTGGCAGAGCTGCACTGGTCGGTCAGGTCAACTGCGTTAACTGTGACCACTGGGTTAGATAGGTAAGTGCTAGTTGGCATAGGGGTTAAATCTCCTCGTTGGTGTCTGCATTAGTTTTAGCAGGTTTTTTAGGTTTAGGTGTGGATTGCTCAACAATGAAACCGCCAGACAAGAGCGCTGCCACGTTGATGCCCTCTGCAGGTATGTAGGGATCACCAACTATGCCAAGTTTGCTTGATGCGATGGTATAGATCATGCGGTTTGTGCCTGCACTTTCACTGTTAGGTCATAGCAAGGGTAAGACGCGCCGCCAATGTCAATCGAGCCGGGTTGACCTGATAGCACAATAAC